TATAAGATGACTATTAACAATCTTTCTGTTGATGGTGTCCAACATGTCTTGGTGGACAATGCGGGTCGTCTTATTCCGGATGCGGTGCAAGCGTTGCCTCAAGATGTCAAGTGTCGGAAGTCTTGGCAGAGTTTTTATCCATACAAGTTCAATCAGATGGGCCAGTTAGATCTCTCTACGGTCCCAATTGAATTTCCTGAGATGGTGGACCAGGTTCGTCTTTCACGAATTTTGGCCCTGGAGAATCAGAAGAATCAATATCTCGATGTTCAAGAGCTTTTAGCGTTTTATCGCCAACCAACGGCGTATGCTGAAGCTCAGATGGAGGTTGTTCAGGATGACAACGATGATATTGACATGGCATGGGCAGCGCGGGTTAGCCGAAGTGGAAAGCCAGCCTTTACACAGAAGCGAGCCCCAAATTATCATCGCCAGCAAAAGGCGATTGATGAGCGTAGGAAGAAAGAAGCAGCTGAGGTAGCTGCACAGGCAAAAGTTCAGCCTGTTGTTCCTACAAAGGTTGTTGTTACGGAGAAGGCAGTCCCAGTCAATAAGGGGAAAGGAATATTGACTTTGGGCCGTAACTTGACACCACCTCCTCCCGTTGTGCTAAAGGGAGAGTCGCAGGTGGTTAAGCAGCAATTGTCCTATGCTGGTGCAACGAAAGGTCCCTGGGGGGATCGTTCGGTGTCAAATGGAGAGGCGTGCTTGCATTTTTGTAAGCAATTTGACACTATATATTTCCCGACTCCACGTTTGGGAAATACTGCACGGCGTCAGGAGGAAGCGCGGTTCATGTGCTCAATTTACCCTAAATTGATGAGCATGATCCTCATGAAGACAGATGGAATGTCTCCTCAGCGTCATTACGTTGCTAATGTAGTGCAAATCCTCGCCTGTATTAAGCAATTTCGACCGGAGGATTATGAGGAGTTAAATCGTGGTTTGCCGAAAGACTGGAATACGAAGGTTCCGACAAAAAGAATTACTTCTACTTGTGATTCTGTTCGTAGAGCTTTCGCGACCGTTAGTAAAACAACGTTTACTGATGGTTCCTCTGAAGAGGATGAGGAAACCACGGCCCCTAGTGATGAAGAGGGGTTTGCCACTGCTGTTGCTGAAGTTGAAGAGGTTGAGACTGTGGTCTTTCATGATCGCGTGGAG